ACTGAATGATCGGAAGATTGTTTAAGTATTCAAACAATCTCGTTTGCTGCCAAATCTTATTAGCAATTTCCTCGCTCTCAGACAAATTTTTAATTTCACGATTCAGACGAATGGGTTTTCGCCCCTCTTTATAGTTTTTGTTTACAATCTTACGTTTCTTTGAGCCACCAGCCCCGTCCCAGACAACAACCACTCCATCTGGTTTAGTTTCTCTGCATAGCTTTTGTAAAATCTTCAAAAACCCCTTAAGGCCACCAATGGGCTGTCCATTGGTAGACAAACTAGGGTCTACGATATATGCTCTAAAATACATGTTCAGAGCATCGATAACGAGTAAACGTTTCATACTATTCTTCTCCGTCAACGTTATAATGCCCTGAAGCATCGCCTTCTCTACTTTCAAAATTCATGATAATTTTTTCATCCATGATCTCCAGTACCCTGGTCCTAAACTTCTCTTCCTGAAGGAACTCAAGCCATTTTGAAGATTGAAATTTAGTTTCCGTACCATCAGCATGAATTAAAGCCATCCAAGGTCCACTTTGTTTTACATGTTCAGAGCCCTTAATGGCTTCCAGCCAACTTTCTTCATCTTGAATGCCCACTTCTCCGCCCCACATAATTTTAAATGTACACTCGCGACCTTGAGAACCAAACCTAGATTTCTTAAGCTTCGCCTTTACTTCTGAACCAATACGATACCCGTGCTCATCAGTAATAAAAGAAGCCTTCGCTTTGCGCCCTGTGAGCCATATACGGAGCGAATAGGCATAATGCATGGCCTTACCCCCGGGAGTCATATAAGGCTCTACCATGGCCTCTGAGGGGCTCCTAGTGATGTTTGTTTTAAGCTGGTTCAGAACCACAAAAGTAGACTGACTATTCGCAATGGGCACCACCAATTTTGCCATACCTTTGGCCAGGATTCGTGCCTTAACTGCCATAGAAGACAAAGGATTAAAGTCGCCCTCAACGTCAGATACACTAGGCGTCATCGCTAGCGAATCCCAAATAAAGAGCATTGGACTCTCGTTGCTACCCAACAAGTCCTCCATGGTTTCCAATACGAACTCAACGTTTTGAGCCTGGATGTATAACATCCTACTGACGTCGCATCCGGCCTTTTCCCAGAAAGATGGGTCAATTGCTGACTCTGAGTCAAAGTACACCACATCGATGCCCTTCTTTTGGGCGTTTGCTGCAATTTGTGCAGCCATATAAGATTTTCCTGCCGACTCCAAGCCAGCAATTTCTGTAATTTTACCGACAGGGATACCTGCCAGCTTACCACGACAAATGATTGAATCTAGCCATCTAGACCCTGTGGAAATCCAGCTTTTTACTTCTGTTGGGTTTTCTTGTTCCAAATTGTGTGCGACAGATTGGCCAGCTTTTTTGTTGACCAAATTACGCATTTCTTCCATGGTAAGTTTTCCAACTTTACCTTTTTTAAGTCTAGACATATTTTACTCCAATGTGTGAATGAGACATCTGTGACCCCATGCCTCCCTGCGGGAATTTACTTAAGCAGACATAGCCTCACGCTCAGATACCATATTAACAGATTTTTTCCGTAATGTCAACTTAGATAAATTACTTGTCTTGCTCACTTCCAAGATCAAAGCATCTTTTCTCTTGTTACGAGAAGACGGTTGATGTGGAAGATTTTGCCACCTGAAGTAATAATGTTCTTTGTTAACATCATCAGGGTCCAACCCGTTCCTCAGTTTTGTCTCACGATCCTTAGCATATAAACTTTCTGAATCGGTGACAAGACGATCTTCAATCACTTTAAGCTCTTTAAAGAACTTGGCGTTGCCCTGGATTTCAAAATCGTTATCATGCGCCCATTCGCATGCCAACAGAGTTGCCCACCATAGCCTTTTTGGAATTTGCTTTGACTGAGAGTAGGTTTTTTGATGAGTTACAATGACAGCCATGCTTTTGATAATCTCATCTACTCTTGTAATCTCCTCCGCTATATAACAACACGTAGGATCGCTCAAAGTATTAAATCCAGCACCCATCTCATACCAATCATCGATGAGAGATGCCTTCAAGCCCCATTCCCTAGTCTTGACAATTTTATGATTGTAAGTCTTCATAAGTACCATCGCGATTTTTGCCACAGTTTCATCATCTATCATACGCTGACGCTGCTTATCCGGCACCATGTATTCCAACATGGCACTGTATTTGCTAGAAGTCTTTCTCACCCAATCTGCAATCGGACTTTTAATTGCTTGTCTCATTTCCTGATCGTTAAGCGGCTTTCCATCATTAAGTGATTGAAAGATTGAAGACAAATCGTCCTTTGTCGCTTTTTCCACTACTTGAACAGTGACTTTGCAACCAGTTTTAAAATGATCCTGCAATCGCTTTGGCAAATCCTTAAAAAAGGAATTCTGCACATGCTGTATTTCCCCATCTGCATCCAAAAACTTTCCACTAATAGCCACTTCATTATTGAAGAAGCCTAGTGTCTTTTTAGTTCTGTTTTGCCCATCAAGGGAAATATATTTTTTACCGTCTGGGAGGAGAGTACTAAAATACTCTGCTGACGTAAGCTCCCCCATTTGGTTGCAATGTTCCTTACACGCATCAATATCAGCTACAACAATAGACTGTAAAGCCCAGTCTTTTGAAAGAGATTCAAAATACTTGTTTGTATTTTGGGATTCCCACACAACCCGACGTTGAAACGACTTGTCGTAAACAACTTTGCTATCAGAAAAGTTCTTGATAAATGAACTCAAACTATAATCCTTACTCATTTTAAATACCTCCTCATTTTTTGTATATGATCAAACAACTTTACTATATAATTTCAAGTCATTTAATCTGAGTAAAAAGAGACATCTGTGACCCCATGCCTCCCTGCGGGATTTAAATTTTTAACTTCCTAGAAGCTCATCAAATGCCTTTTCCACAGAAGAGGTCTCGCTAGTGCCCGAGTCTGCATACTTAGATGTTTCTGACGAATTTTCTTCTGCTCCGAGAAGAAACTCATCAAGCATCTTTTGAACGTCTGCATGAGACTTCTTTTCAAAAAGGCTGTCCATTGCAGGAATGGTTTCCAGCATTTCTGCGCACCTTTCCGCACCTTCCTGACACAATTCAGAAGGACGCCGACGTGGAGTAATTTTGGTTTGTGGGAACTGAGCCCCGGCAGGTTTACCATAATTAATAACCAAGTCAGTGCCAGCATCTGGGTCAGTAATGTCCCCATATTCTGGATTGAGGACAAGATTGAGAAGTTGCTCATATACCATCTTGCCATAGCCCCAGACACGGATTCCCTTGTCTTCCTCACCACGAACAAGTACAGGCGAAAAGAACCTCTGCCGAGCCATAAGATTCTTAGCCATTTTAATGCTGTCCGGTGTTCCTTCGTTAAAGAGATTACGAACAAAATCATCCAACGGACAATCTTCTCCGAAGTTCTTTTTAGGACTCAGGAAACCAGCATTGTTACCCAGGTTATAGTGGAACCAATAATCTTTGAACGGATCTCCATCGGGGGGAGACACGATACGAATCACAGATTCTCCATCTTGTGGACGCCAAAAGCTAGATCCACCATTACCACGATTTTCCAAAGCATTCTTACGTGCTCTAATTTTTTTCATATCCAATGCCATTATTTAATACTCCTTATTGTATTGTAGGGCTGCTTAACCAATCTCTCAAGCAACTGAAGACAGTATACTACACTGACTCCCAGTTGTCAAGAGAATTATCTTCAAAAGTTTCTGGTTCTGAAATGGTTGTTTTCCAATTGAAAACACGAAATGCTTTACTTTCAAGGTCCCAGACCACTTCCATGCCGGGTGGCATGGTTTTTTCCTTGTTGCCGCCTTTGACCTTCTCTTCTAAAAACAGCTTTGGCAGGTCACAAAGTTTTGCAAACTTCATTTGCCTGACTTCACCGTTTTTCTTCTCAAATGCTCCGATATATGCCTTCATTTATCCTCCTATTGTTGAATTACAGAACTATACGCGCAAACATAAGCATAATTGTACTCATACGTCGTAGGCCATATGGTATAAAAAGCTTTTTCACACGATTGGTTTTTAACGAAATCTCTTATCCTATTCAAAGCCTGTTTATCACTCCTAAGATCGTTTTCGTTAATTAAATAATAATACATTTTTTCCTCGATGTCAACTAAAGGATAAAATAATTGTTCCTCGCCTTTTTGCTGATCAACCATTCCTATTGTGCATATTCTAGAAATATCGGATAAACCGGAAAAAGTCGTCATTGCTGGCTTTATATGATCATAGGCGTTCATCATATGAATCGTATTGCACAGAAGCTCGTTTAAACGACTATTATATTCCATAACAGAAACCCCATCCAATATTCTTTCTAGTTCCGGATTAGAAATCATGATCATTTTACGAAACACACCTGAACGTGCATACTCTTGGAGAACGTTGAATGTAACGGCATCGCGCAAACGAGCGTTTTCCCCCAAAAGAGACATATCAGGCCGAATATAAAGAAGTGTTATATCACGATCTCTAAGTTGCTCTAAAATCCTCAGTGTTGCTCCGCTTACCACGCCAGAGCCTGCAACAACAAACAATAATTCATTTTTAAGCTCAGAAAATAGAAATCTTAAATTTAACGAACTCTCATCGTATTTCTCATGATTATTATAAGTTGGCAAACAATAAGTGTTTAAACCATCTTTTAAGTTTTTATCAAACTTGTATACTTGATACTGAGTGTAAGCTTTGCTGAAATAATCAGCTATATTGCACCCTGCTTGTCCCAATCCTACTATTGCGTCCATGATTCTCCTAATTTAACCATATTACCAAAGTTTTTACCTGCTTTTAAATTAACCTTAAATTTACCTAGGTCAGTTGAAGCAAAAACATTAATCAATTCTTTTAATATATCTTTATCCTCCGCAGAAAAATCCAACACTAAAGAATCATGCACACCAAAAGCAATATTTGTTTTACGATTTTCTAGTAACTCACCGATTTGCACCATTCTACGAAGAAACAAGTCACTTGCGGTGCTTTGAATGATATAATTAAGGGCATGGTGTTCGTCAGCTTCAATTTTCCTGTCAAAAAATGTTTTAACGTGACTACCATCCCAATATTTCTCCAAAACACTCTCACGCTCATATACACCTTCCGAAAGATGATCCTCCGAACCTGGATTATACAACCAAGCGAAGATCCTTTCTTTGGCTTGTTCTCTAGTCAAGTGGCCTTGATACACATGTTTTACATTCCACTCGTGTATATCTTCCCTTGGCTGTTGTTTGCCAGAAAGAGCCAGCAATGTTCGAAGTTCTGCGGCATTAAAATCCATCTCCACGTACCAATCATTATTAGGCTCCAAGATGGCACGATGCTCTTTATTTAAAGTCAATATTGGGAAACTGTTTTTAGCAGTGGTCAGTCTGCCCGTTTTCGTGCCAAACAAATTATAAGAAACGCCGCTATAAGTGTTTCTGTACAATTTGCGAGCCCTCAACGTTGTTAAGTTGTTTTTAAGCGGCTGTAGATTAATTTTCAATTTTTGTCGTTTTATTTGCTCTAACAGTTTGTGCAAAGAAAGCAAAAAATCATAATTCTCAGGTCTAGGATAGTTTTCAAATACATGATCAGTTATTTGACTCTTCACCTCCCCATAACGAATTAAAAATTTCTCTGGTATTAAACTATAAATATTGTGCGATCTCAGATCAACTTTGGCTTTCTCAAAAGACCGAATGTAGGATTTCATCCTCTCCGAAATCAACTCCCAGCTACCCTTCAAATGATCAGGGCACACTTCACTGAGATTTTTACCATTTGCATATATAAAAGCGTATTCAACACCAGCATTGTCTATTGCAGGATGATAATTCCATGTTCTTTTAAAATTGCTCTTAAAATCACGGCAAAGTTCTAAATCACTATAAAATTTTATATTATTCCTCTTTGGGGAAGATTGCTGTGGCTGGAATATTTGAAATGTCGTTCTCATCGGTTATAACCTTTAGTTTCGTATTCAGGTACCACGGCACTGTAGGCACCTTTTTTATTGCCGGGTCTATTGCAGGATCAGTAACAGACACGCCAGTGTAACTCACTCGGCTCATTATATCATCATTTTGAGAACTAATCAACATATCATTAATAAGTTTTACAGCGGCCTCTTCTCCCAGACCAGACAAATACGTCACAACCTTTTCATATGCTTTATTAAATTTCGCTTTACTCCAATTAGCACCAGTTTCTACTACTCTTAAAGTCATGTACAAATTAAGCCAATAATTGTCGTCAATGCCCCACGCAGGATTAAGCTCAGAATAGTCTTGCATAGGCACCCTAACAACCGTCTTGGTTTTTGTATACCCCTTACATTTCTCTTTAATAGAATTTGTAATGTGAGTTGTTATCGGGTAAGACTGTATAAAGGAATTATAAAAAGCCAACATATATTGTTTTAACGTAGCAATATCACTTTCATATGATTTATAATAATATTTTGTAAACAAGCCACTAAAACTAATACCATAATTTTGCATGTATTGTTGCATCTTCTGTGATTGCAGGTTTGCAACCAATCTCCATGGAGCGTTCTTGTCAACAAAAAATCCAAAATTTTTAGCTGAGTTTCGATAGAACTCAAAATTCTTGTCCTTGATGAAATCCAATTTTCGCATATCAGAACCATGATCCCCATTGAAAATTTCAACTATCAAGCCAGACATGCTGGGTGGACTATGTCGAGAAATTATAAACGCCGTTCTAGTCAATGGCATGGTCTTGGTATAGTCCAATGCAGTTTGCTTAAACACGTTCATAAAATCTTTAAAATTTGTAATTTGTCGCGTTCTTGCAGAATTCTCAACATTTTCCGCAAAAGTTGAATATACCTTAGCCATGTATGTATGATATAGCTTGCCAATACTGTTCCATCCACGAGTTGCGTTAATTTGAGCCATCTCTGTATTCTCATCGTTAAACTCAATAGCCTTTTGCATGTTAGCAATTTTAAAATGATTTTTCAAATCTTTATAAGCATCGGCAACAAAATCTAAAGCAAAAAAAGTCCCTTCATCTGTATGTAACTGTTTCAAGTTAGTTTCCGAAAGGAATATCGCATTTCCATCTAAATCTATTTTACCATATAACGGCACATCATACCAGAAATCAATTGGTGTCGGAGAAGCTGTTTCTGGGTATACCACATCTTTATAATATTTTCTAAACCGGTACGACGCCTGGGAGGTTAAATTGTTTGCTCCCTGGGGGGTCTTAATTGGTATTTGAAATCCAAAAGGTGATTTTGCCATAAATTAAATATCCTTTTAAAAGATTTTGCCTCGTCCGTGTCCCCCGGGGCCATAGCCTCCAACTGAACGCGCTCCGGTCCCTTCCCGGGCTTCCTGTTCTCGGTACCATGACGGAGCCATGGCGGGGACCTGTTCAGGGGGATTGGCTGCGGCTTGCTGTTCTGCCAAAGTGGCTCTAACTTCCCCAAGAGACATTTCATAAACTTCGTGGCTTCGCTCCGCTTTCTTGCCTCTCCTGGCGTACTGCTGCCAGAATCCTTCTACTGTAGTCTCAAAAGTGCCCTGTCTTATCTCGCCCCTGACCTTTGTTACATAATAGTAACCTGTCATCCCTAATAATTTTCCATACCCCTCCCGGCCAAGAAATGGAGAAGGGGAGATATAAATATACTGCCCTGGCTTTATAAGGGGGTTTCCAAACAAAGTGATAGTTGCATCATAGGGCTCTCTAAGTTGCCCCTCGCGACATGAATCAGATAATATACGACCCTCTCTATGATATTGTATGTCGTTTCTCTTAAACTTAATACCCTTCACCAGACCACGATCTGTGCCAACATAATAATGATTAATAAAGTTTTTACGATCTTGATTTATATCACCGTTAAACGAGCCTAATCTATCATAAGCAAACCAATAAATATACAATACCTGTTCAATATCTTTTGTTTTTTTATATTGTATCGGCGCTGGTTTCATTCGTCGTCTCTTTTTAAAATATTTAGTATAATATAAATCTTTTAAATTAAAGCCTGCTTTAGTATAATCCATAGCCCTACCGGTAACTGTAGGGTCAATATTTTCTGTTTTAAATTTTTTATACGGCCTGGGAATACACCCATTGGGGCTTTTTTTGCCCTTTTTACACTTGGGCAAAGTCAACGTCGTCATCGTTACTTTTGGAGAAGCATTTACACCAGAGGATTCCTGTTCAGGAATTGTGCACTCTTCCCCTAAAATGGTTGGAAAAAACTCAGCTAACACATCCTTTATAAATTGTCTCAAGTTCCACGACCCTTTCAACTCTCCAACAACCGTCTTGTTAAACCACGCTACAAATGCATTAACAGCCACGGGAAGATCAGCAATGTTTGCTACTTTCATCTTACCTTTGGGGTCGGTCCATCGAATCTCACCAAGCACAATATTTAAATCAAATTCTTCGCGAATTCTCTCCCTTTCTGCGACCATATCTTGCATAATCTGTGTCTTTTTAGCGGCATCGTCAGAGTCTAAAATATAATCTCCCAATTGCGCGTCCCAGCCCTGAACGATATCCAAAGCTGCTTGAAGTAAATCCCCAAAATAGAAAAACTTAATTGAATAGTTTTCGGCATGGGCTGCAGCGAGTTCTAGCGCTTGAACATCTGCCAACTTTTGCAAATGATGTTCAGCTGCCAATTTAGCAGCATTAGTCATGTTAATTGGCTTACCCGCAGATGCTACTTTTTCAGCATTTACTAAAACGTCATCCATGGCGTGTTCTGTTTCTTCAGGAGCACTAGGCACGGTAGCGTCGGCACCACTCCAGGGGTCGTCTGGAGAGACTGTCCCTGGAGTGGTTCGTCTCGCTGCTCGTTTCAAATCCAACTCTGAGGGGGCCGAGTTATAACCTGGCGCGTGTACTACAAACTCTTGGTTTTCTTTTTCTAAATCTGACACCAATTGCTCTTCTCCAGTTAGGTACGTTGCAGCAATGCCTTCGGCGTATTGAGCCACAGAAACGCCACTGCTCCAGGAGTCAGTTTCCTGATTATATTTAACAATATCGCTAGGAGCAACCCAGAAACGCATAATCATATTACGCTCGTACATGTAGCTCATTAGTCTCTTGTACACGTGGCGACGATTTTTTAATTGCACCACACTTAGCCTGTTTTTAGCAGAAATTTTTGCCTCTCGCTGACTAGTAAGTTGTTGATTGATTTCATTAATCTTCTGCTTATCACTAGGGTCATTAATCACCTGCTCAGTGAGAATTTGTTCGGATTCCTCTATCTTATCTAATTGCGATTGCATTTTCTGTACCAAAGTTTTCATAGGAGAGGGTTGCCAAAAGATATCATAATTGTCTGCTCTTAAAGTGGCTTCTTTGCGACCTATGTATTCAACTGATAGTGTCATTGTGCCATCATCATGATAGTCAAAAGTATGCCTCATGAGGTTTAATATTAGAGTTGATTGGCTATCTTTAACAGCATTTTTAATATGTCTCATGTCACGATGATCCTGAAACTGGGCGCGAGGGATGCTATCTAGATTACCGGGTGTCTCCCATCCAAATACTAATTTAATAGAGAAATGATCGTCATCGTAAAATTCCGATAACGGTATTTCTTTATTACCACATTTAACACTAGCCGCTTTAGATGAATGTGCAGGTCGGTATGTGATCAAATCAATAAAACTCAACCCGTTTCTACCACGTTCAAATAAAAGTCTTATATCTGAAAAGAAAAAATCTAATTTTACATGAGCGATCCCAGCTTTAGGAATTTCAGGGTTACCGCCGTCATATTCATACGTAAAGCTCTTTAGCCCTACGACTCCTCCATGACCAAGACCAGACATCCCTGGTAACTTGCTACCCAATTGCATCTGGACTATGCGTTCAGGGCTGGTGTCTGTATAATCCTTGAAAGTGTATTCTCCGAACATCCTATCTTCGAATTCTTGCTCGTCTGCAACACTGTAGCCGCCAACTTCCCTTCCAATCGGCTTCATTCCCTGATCGGTGATTTCCCACCCCACAAATTCACTGTACCCTGCCACTTCTCTTCCAGTAGGTGCTTTTGCAACTCGTCCAACTTTGAAAATCTTTACCATCGGCACCAATACTGATAATTGTTCTGGCGTTAACTGCAGCAGCCTATCATTGTCAACTAAACCACCAAATGCACCGATCACCCTAAAAGGATCGCCATTCATAGGAGTGAAATCCTGGTATCTACTATACCGTTCTTTTTTCATCTCCTTATTGTTTTGTAGCATATGCATGTTTTTAATTAAAAAACACTGCTCTCTAAAGCGAAGAAACTCACTTGCTCCTTCTGCATCTAAAATTTTCTGTCTGGGATCTGCTGACACTTTGGGCTCCTCTAGTAGCTATAATAATTCAATATTGTGTATAATGGCAACGGAATATGGATTACATCTCCTAAGCGAAGATGAGACTCAGTAGGTGCATGGTTAAACCACGCAATTACCCACCACAACGTAGGATCATCGTAATAATCAGATGCTAGTTTATAATATCTATCGCCAACTTTCCAAACGTGAGTAACAAGATCTAAAGATATAATCTCTTCGTCTGTTAATGGTCTGAAAACAGGTGTATTATAATGATTGATCTTTTTTAGTTTTCTCGCCAATAACAGATCTTTGTACAAAGGATTTGCATGCGTAAAAACTAGTCTATTTTCATATCTTTCTGGCATCTAAAGTCTCCTTATGCTAGGGCGCTATCGGCTCTTGTTTTATCGATGTTCACTATTGCAGCCTTGGTATTCTTACGTCCTGTTTGGCCCTCGGCTGGCTTGCCCCCGGTTTCAGTACTATTGGCGGCATCTGTTGTGTCTTTCTCGGGCTCTATTGGTTTTTCAAAAGGCAAAGACTGTACTCGCGATGGTTTCACGCCATATGGATAGTTATTAAAACTCTTAGTAAGTCTCAAATATTTACCTCGTCGTCTCCACCCAACAGTATGATTATGTAAAACTGTAAAAGTAGAAGAAAGGTTGATTACTTTTGGATAATAATTCCCCAAGTCATCTCCAAAGAATCCCATTTCTAAATCAGGCTCCATATTAAACCCAGATGAAACAACTGTCAAGCCATTAGGGCCGCTGGTGGAATTTATCATGTTTCTAAACTCTAATTGTAGCAGAGGCGCAGAAACAATACCAGAAACATTTTTAGTTCCTGCCACATTTCTGTATTCTGGGTACAACATCTTCATAAGAAGAGAAACTCGCTCTAAATTACATATAGCCTCGCAGACACCAAATGAAGGAACTGCCCAACCAAGTTGTATGGTCCTCTCGGTGTTCTGATAGGTCATCACGGGGTCCACTCGGCCAAAGACGTCTTGTTTATTCCACTTGGAATCAAATCTGTCTCCATATTCGCTTACAAAGGCTTTAAAAGACACAGCAAAATTACTAGCTAGGTGACTAATACGTATAATTGCTCCAGCTTTGTTTGCCAAAGCATCTGACCCCCAGTCAGAATTAGTTGTGCCCTTGCTGTTCGCGTTGTCGGAAGAATTAAATGGCGTTTTACTTAATTGATCACGCATCTTTTTTAGATCCGATTGATTAAAAGTGGGGTCCATGCTGCAGCCGGCCAATTGGCGACACTTAAACACAACATTGCCCACTTCTTTTGCCTCACGCGCTGCTGCACGTGCAATATCTGCTGGCGATGGGGCTTTCTTTTTAGCAGCTTTTGAGGCTTTTTCCGCTTCGTTGGCTTTTTTAGCTCCGTCTTTAGCTGTCTTTTTGCCGTCTTTTGCTTTCTTAGCTTCTTGGGTAGCTGCAGCCTCTTTAGCTACTTGTTCTGCAACTTTTGTGGATTCTTCGCCGGTTCTCTTTTTAATCAAAGTCTGGGCGGCGGATGCTCCTAACTCACCTTCAGCGACCTTTTTCTCAATGTTAGCAACTTGCTTTGCTGATTCTATTGCTGTCTGTTGTTGTTCTTCGGTTAAACCTGATTTTTTTAATATTTTTGCCTTTTCTTTTTCTAGTTTTTTAACCGCTCGCCTTTCTTTCTTGCCTTCAAGATCATTCTTGGCGGCTTCAATTTCATCGTTTATGGCGACTAATTGACCAGTGGTTGTGGTTATCTTTTCTTGTCTAATTTCTTTTTGGCGAGCCTCCCAAGTTGCACGTTTTTCAGCTTTTTGTTGAGCTTCAAGTGCTGACTTTTGGGTCTCCGCAGACTTCTTCGCGAGTTCTGCAGATTCTGCTTTGAGTGTTTCTACTGTGGGGTCATCCCCTGAAAATTCGTACTTCTTTGGCGGCTCTTCTTCCGGTGGAATTTGATTAATTGGTATTTGTTCTTCTGGCCCTGGCTTATACGTTTTCTCAAATTCTTCCTCCAAAGCTTTTTCTGCTGCGTAGGATTCCGCAATTGCTTGCTGAACAGGGTCAGGGTCTAACTTATCAGCTTTCGCTTTTTCTACCTGTGGTTTAAGGTCAGGCTTTGCAGGGGCTGGAGGGGGGCTTGGATCCTCTGGTGTAGCTTGTTTTAGGGTCTTTTCTGGGTTTTGTGGTTTCGGAGGCTCCAACGGTGGAGACGTAGTTTGTGCTTTGGCCACTGAGCCATCTGGATTAATTGTTATTGTTTTCGTCTTACCCGCTTTATGTGGATTTGGACCGGTTTCAGCTACTTCTTTTACTACCTTGTTAACGTTGCCCTGTATTTCTTTAGTATCTACTGGTTTAAAATCAACAGGGGGGGTCGCTATTACAGCAGCTGCAGCTGTCTTAGCCTCATGGGCTGTACGCGCTTCGTGGTGGGCGTGTGCTATACGTTCATTCACCCCTTGTTGTATGGAGTAATAGTCACGTGTCCCACCTTCGCCCAATGTAGGTGTTAATTCTAAAATACGCTCTTGAAGCTTCAGTGTCGGGTCGTCGGTGACCAAAGCTTTATCTGGGAGGCCCGAGTGATGGCCAAAACCCAAAGGGTGGGTCTTTTTCTCTTCCCACCTGGGGATCCCCTCAATATATTTTTCACTACTCCATTTAGAATAAAAGTCCTCTAATTGTACAGGCGTCTCAGTTTTTTGTAACTCACTAGTAAATTTTTCGTGCTGTGCTGTCGCAATCGCCAGTTTTTCGCTTTTCTGTTTCTCAAAAGACTTTTCATACATTTGATATTCAGAAGACCCTTTTCCGCCGCCAATTTGTTGTTGTAGCTCTTTCTCTGTTAATTTTTGAAGTTTTGTAAGTTTAGAGCCAGCACTTTTTTGTGCCTCTGCATAAGCTGAGCTTGCACTAGCTTGCATATCTTTCTTAATTTGTGCTAAAGTGTCCTTATAGCTAGTCACTTGTTAATTTCTCCTTGTATTGATCTTACCCACCATTCAGAGCAACTTCAGTCCTATCTTTCATATGTTCAAAAGCCACCTTACCAAACACATCCTTATCAAACTTAAAAGTAAATTCAAAAGGACCGTCAATTCTTCTTCTACCTCCGGGGGAGCCACCGCCGGCTGTGGTAACAGTGATTTTTTCAGTAACCTTGACCAATTCTTTTAGCATTGTAGCTGTAGCATTAACACCAGCAACCTTGGTTGCATCAACGCTGGTCACCGATTGCATTATTTCTTTAACGTCTTGATTGTGGGGTCCTGCTGCGGCTGCAGAGTCAAGTACACCACGAACTTCGCCAAATACACCACTCATTGCAGTGATCTTCGCATCAGATAGCTCCCCTAGTGACTCAAAAGCGCCTGAGAAGGCTTCTATCTCTGATATACGGGCTCCAAAGCCAGAAAACGCATTCATCATCGCAGCAATGGACGCAACTAGTGCAGCGTTGGCACCAATCACCAGAGCCATCGATGTAGCAATAGGTAACAACGCCAACCCTAGGAGCCCAAGAGGTGCTGCAGCTGCTGTACCGGCTGCGGCAAGGATGCCCAACGCAACGGCAAAACTAACAAGCACAGCTGCACCAATCAACATGATGTCAACAAATGCGTTCAATTGTTCGCTGTTTAAATTCTGTATTGCTGTGGCCATGTGAGCAACACCCGCAGACGCCATATAGATTGCTGCTCCAACTGATACAATAATCATTGCTAACATAGCGCCAGTGCCTAGGCTTGCATACATAGCACCCTTCATAGCGGCCATACCTTGTGCTGCATTAAGGCCAGAAGCTGCAAAGGTGTTAAGGGCGACGGAGGTAGAGCCAACAGCAGGTATAATCTTGCCGGCTAGCAGCATCCCAAGTCCACCAAGAAGCCCCGTTATGAGAGATAAACCAGCCGGTATAATCAACAGACCCAACGCATGAGACCACCATGATTCACCCTCTTCTGGTAAAACATGATCTATCAAGTTTATAAGTGTATGAGCAAACATAGCCAGTTTTTCAACAACCGGCTCTAGTTTTGGTGACAACTGCATGAAAGCCCCCATTAATTTTTGTACAAAAGTTTTACCAAGCTCAACACTCTTGTTCCACTCCTCTTGTGACTTTTTATTGGCTTCGGCTGCTTGTCGCATCTCCTGGGCCTTGATGGTGTTACTAAACAACATCGTAGCCTCGTTCATGTCGGTTATGCCCATTTTGTTTGCAATTGCCATCTTCTGGAACTTATTCATACTGTCCCATTGCAAGCCAGACATCCTAATGGAGTCTTGCATGGTTTTAATTCTTTCGGACTCGCTTTTGCCCAGCATGTCAACTGTGTTTAAGTATGGGCCACCGAGTAATGCGTTCAACGAGCCAACTGCCTCTGCTGCACCTTCAATTGTATCAAACTGCCCTGCAGCCGACATCATGGTTTCCAGAGACACGCCTGTTTTAGCAGATATGTATTGCAACTCTTTAAATACTCTTGTTGCATCTTTCCCATATCTGGCTAACTGAGGCATGAGGGAATTAAACTCACTAATAACCTGATTAACATTTTTATTCATGGTATCGGCAAGATGAGCAAACTCTAATGTAATATTCTTGACTTCTTTTTCGCCTCCGCCAAAAGCTTTAAAAACTGTAGATGAAAGTTTCGCTGCATCTGCCCCTGCAATACCAACAGCAGACATCTGTGCAGTAAATGCTGCCAGCCTCCCTTGTGTCGCTTGGCTAACGGTCATCAATCCCGAGAAATTAGCTCTAAGGTCCTTAAACGCTTCGGCGTTTTCTTCTAGGGAAACATGAAGTTTGGCGTTTTCTCGCCAATTTCGCTCAATAGATTCTCGATACCGATCCCCAGTTCCTGTTGCAGCAGCAAAGCTAGCTGTAACGCCATCAAATACTGTAACAGCGGCTACGGCTTGTTGAACAAGTTTCTGCATACCTGAAATGAAGCCTCGTAGAAGACCCATTTTAAAACCACCGGTAATATTAATAATAGACTGACCTAGAGTTTTAAGAACATTGCCTTGTTTAGCAACTTCCATAAAAGAGCCAAGAAAAGTGTCTTCAAAATTGCCACTAATACCAGTAACAATCTCAAGCATTCTACTAAAATGGCCTTCTAGGATTTTGGCAGGTTGTCGTGCCTTTGTTGTAGCTTTTTCGAACTTTCTCATCCCCATTGAAAGATCTTCAACGCTTTCGGATGTATTCTCTACATCTTCTTTGATAGATTCAAACCACACAGCAGCTTCATCAGCGGAGTCCACTATGTCTTCTAGATTTTTTAATTGATTTTGTAAAACTCTTTCTTGCTTTTTAGAAATGTCAAATAATTCATCTTCTAGTAGTTGTCTAGCTTGTGTCTGAGTAAGGGTGCCATGAAGACCTTCATTTATCTCATTTTGCAACCCAACTAATTCTTTAGCCTTTTTTCCTAATCGCTCTTGGGCCTTTTCCACTAAATCTTCCGATTCTAGGATATCTTTTAAGGCCCCCTTCCACTCTCTATGTTCTTTATTGACCGATTCTAAATATTCCTGAATTTTTTTGTAACTGTCAGCTGTTTCTTTTATATCTGCTGGTGACATACGACCAGACGCAGCTATCCTTTCTAAAAGATCTCTAAGGCCAGAATCTCCACCACCGCCTGTATTGTCTGCCATTTACAAAACTCTCCTATTTAAAAGGCCACTTAAGTCCAGTTTCTTTCTCAAAATTTGCGACAGCATCTTTTAGTCGGTGTTTAGTTTGATGAGTCTTGGGGTCGTTTAGGCCATGCTTTGAAAATGCATCAATAAAGCGCCTTTCTCTTTCTAGTGTTTTCGCGAAAGCCCGAATCTCAGAAGGGGTGCCCTTTACTGTGACAGGAATCTCAACACCTGAGAACATATGACTTAAAATACCTTTAATTGCAGAACCAAAAGAAACTAACCAGCTTTCAGTAAGCAGATTTTGGCGATCAGCACTTAAATCAATTACAATAGCATTCTCGTTGTTGTCCATGGTTTAGACCTCCAAGTATAAATAGTTTTTTATTAAATAATTATTAATCTTACAGACAGAACGCCTGTTTTTAGAGTTATTTTGATGATTTACTTTTACGCATGGCTTTTTCTTGTTCTTCATTTTCTTTTTTGAACTGCTTATCAAGTCTATGTATAAACCACCTACGTAGGGAGATTGGTAAATTATAAGCCTCGAAAAAGCTCCAATTGCCATGATACTTTAAAGTAAACAATTCTTCGTAAACAGCGGCGATGTAATCATCGCCGTGGCCAAAAAAAGTCTACTGTGAAAGGAATGTCAATTACTTGCTCGTAACCGCAACCTTCACAATCATAGGGGTGCTTAAGTTCAATGTTTGGCATGATCTTAGCATATACAGTCCTCAGATGACGAGCATCCAGGGCCGGCATTATATCTATGAAGCTATTAATATCTTGTCTATCAGTATTACCATCAACTGAAACAATAAATGATTTAAACTGATCAGTCAAAGGAGAATCTGGAAGTTTGTGTGCTTGTTTTTTCTGAGACATCTTTAAAAGTCTCTTTTCGTCAGCACCCGTTAACAAACGAACTTCCACAGGCATTCCAGTTTTTGGCAAAGTTAAAGAAAATACGCCACCGCCAACGGGGGTCACGCCTTGCACATTGTCGCCTCGGTTCATAACAACTGCGTCGTCTAAATCAAAATTATGATCGTCAGTTGATCCACAAGATGGGCAAGTAATTTTTGTATTATACTCTTCGCCATACCCCGTCACCCGGGCTGCGACGATCAAAGCATTCTTATCACCTACAAGCAAAGAATCTAATTTAATACGCTTATCAACAATGACTCCTTGCAGCAGTCGGTCAACAGCCGTTCCTTTTTTAAGAAACGTTCGCGAATTAAGTATATCTTCGTCTTTAGCTGTCATGTGTCTAATTTCAATTTCATCTACCCCGCGTAAAGGGTGTCCCTCTGGGTAGTGTTCTCCCAACGAAGGAATGGTAACTATTTCAGTTGGCACAGCATAAGAAAGCGGACCAGTTGTAGCATCAACCGGGTCACTTTGAAAATTTGTATTTGAATTATCTACCATTGGAGGGACAACGGGTGGATCCGCGTTTGGGGTGAATGACCCAATGCGGTCAGCGTTGTTTCTTGACATATTTTATCCTCTATGTTGTTGATGATTAAGCGAGTTCTGCCCAATCATATCGCAAGGTCATATCGATGTTAACAAGGTCATCAGACTCATAGTCCAGACCACCAAAGTCAATTGATTTAATCCAAGCATTTCGTAAAAACCATTTATCTTTCTCAGCGCCATCTTGACCAAACTGAGTAAGGGTCACCTGACCGAGGACCGTGCTTGCCGCTGCCTTACTAATAGTTTGCATCACAGCGGATTCACTTTGGTCATACGGCATAGCGTATCCCATCAGATTCAATACAGCCATCAGGCCAGCGCTAGCATCAGGAGTTACTGGGTCTACCAAGGTTACCGAAATCTCTTCCCACTCAACCCTGCCGGGGAAATAAAAAGTATGATTTAAATACTTATGTGAAGACTCCGAAATTGAAAATTTAGGTTTATTAGCTGTTTTTACAATCCAGGTCGGCACCTGATTGTCAATCGTTGGAAACTGTAATGTCCAGCGAAACTGTCTTTTAGGTTCTACCTGCGCATCTGCCCATTTCAAGCCCATTGTTATTTTTCTCCTTTGAATACTAACTTATATAATAAATAGTTTTTTATTTAAATTTTTAATTTTAATCCTCGAAAGACGCGCCTTCGTTGGTGATCACAAAATCAATTGCAATAAACTCAATCGCCTTAGCAGGCTTCAAGAAGATTTTTGCATACATGATGTTTCTGTCAACCAAATCGGGAGTCGTCGTAGTTTCATCAAGGATCACGCGATAATCACTAAGACCAAATCGCGATTGGACCGTTGACAAGAACGGATTAACTCTACTCAAGAATCGGTTCCAAGTAGCTCCAACATTCTGGTCAAACAAGATCGTTGCAGCCATTCTAGAAACGCGCTTCTTAATAAAGTTCATCAAACGTCGGACATTAATTCTATCCAAGGCAGATGGCGTCACTTGCAGTGTCTTCTGTCCGAAAGCAACAATTCCTTCAGCTGGGAACGATGCAATTGGGTTAATATTTGCAAGATAAAGCTTATCTCTATCTCGCGTTGCCAAACGCTCTCTGACGGCTGTTACTGGAATTCCAGCGGCACCTGCAGTCAGGCCACCACGTGTAAACCCTGCAGGGGCAAACCACAACTCGTGGAAAGTCTCCGTAGACCCCATAACACCTAACATTGGAACCGATGGCGGTGCCCACAATGTATTACCATTGATAGTGTCACGTATCTGCACCCATGGGTAGTACATGCATGCATAACTACTATCATAAGCGCGTGTAGTCATGGTGGACACAATGTCGGTCACACCAGTTGTGGAAACTTGGCCTCCAGCATATTCTGCAGGCGGCTTGTACCCGTCAGGTGGGTCTAGGATGGCCAACATATCGGCCCGGTCCTCACAAACTTTAATCATGTGTTGTTGTAAGTTCTGGTTTTTCAACCCGGGAATGGCCAAGAGATTGCCCTCAACGGCCTCTGGGTCTGCGACCGAATCAATTGCTCTTTTGTATGAATTAAACACATAGCTATCAGTCTCAGTAGACGTGCTGCCAAGCAACGTATCGTTATGTGCAAATGGATCCATTTTGGTCACATCCGCACCATCAAACCCACCGATCAGAGGAAGAGTAAACTTGTCAAACCCTTTGTCTAAAACATCTTCCCAAGAGCCGGAAACGGAAATATTGGGAGTAGTAGTAGATGTTGTACTAGCTTGTCCAACGCGGCTTCCGGCAATCCATTTGGCGTTGCGTTGCAATGCGTTAGTAGAAGTACCAGCTGCACCAGTTAAACACAAGTCATTCAATGAAAACACAAAAGAGTGCTCTAAATAACTTTGCCCGGTTCCACCAGCATCATACGAATCAAAGGTAGAAGCCTTCGGACGAACTAAATCTAAATATTGAGCCGATGAACGAGTTGAATTTTTAATATTAGTTTGAATACCAAAATATGCTTTTCTGGGGTCGGACATGTTGCCTTCAGTGCTAGTAGATCTAAGTCTCATCTCCGGAAAGAGAATATTCATATAAAAATCACTAATATCGTCGTTTTGACTAGGGGCGATATCAATAAATGGGTTGCGTCCACCGAACATAGCCGTACCACCACTCATGATAGAGTCGGAAGTGGCCAATTCAACGTTACCAACGCCATTTTGATCAACGTCCGTAAATTTCCATTGGACAGTTTTAAATCGTGGTGGGCCATAAAACCCAAACGGAAGATATCGCTCATCCGTCTCACCAACGTCAACCTGTGTGTTCATTTCCATACGAACATAACGTGACATATTCGGGTAATTGCCCTTCATACGATAACGTCGTTCCGTTGTATCCCAATCAAGTCTCATATCACCGACTTTTTTGGCTACATAGTCAGGCGAACCAGGATTCATTGTACAGTTACTAAACCGCTCAACAAACTGTACAGCATTATCAAGATCTGCCCTCTTCCTAAGCACAATTGTGAAACTGCCATATGGGTTGTTTGGGTTTGTAGACTTTCTAATATCTTGAATAGAAATTTTTAAATTTTGTGATTCCCACTCGCCGCTATTCAAGGCCACAAACCTAAATAATTTTTGAACTCCTACTGGAGAATCGCCAGAGCCATCACTCCCAGTTGGATTGTAACTAGCAGCATTTGTTGTGATATCCTGAGAGAAAACCCATGGACTCTTTGCAGGTTGCGCAGCCATCTTAAAATCATTCGCACGAACGGCGCTTCCGGAATAAAGAGGCAAAACACAGGCATAATAATCAACGTCAGTATCGCTGTATTCTTTCTTAGTCACAAAGAATTCATCGAGCCAATCTTCATAACTTTCACCAAGCCAATACTCTTGTGGGGCAGTCCGTGTGCCATTAATAGAATCTGTTAACGTAGGATTGGTATTAAAAACCTTCCTAATGAATTTGTTACTAGTGTCATCAAAATTGAAATTTGTTGTCAATGCGATTGCACCGTCTTTATCTCGTACAACGGCCTTAAATTCATATGAAGTGTCACTTTGTGCTTTGACCAGTACGTTTGAGCCAGATGTGTCGGTTGTTCCTGCAGAATCAGCAGGATTGTCAACATCATAAATGGTACCACTTAATTCAATACTACCAGAATTAACATACCAAACAGCGGCTAATGTTCCACTAGCATATGTGGCGGCTGTTAAGTTAGCAGAAGAAGAGGGAACAATGAACATACCAAAAGCGCCACCATTAGAGCTTGCAGCTGCATTGGGTGCCGTATTCGTAGTTGTCCAGCCCGGTGTTCCATTACCGGCTTCACCATCTAAGTGTTTTTCGCCTAAAAGTCGGACAACAGTCACTGGACCGTTGTTTCTTAAATATGCATGTGCTGCATAGGCAGCATAAGTGGGAGAAGTATAATTGCCGTTTCGCCAGACGTCACCTCCGCGACCTCCTGGAATTGGATTCCCAAAGATATTAATAAACTCCGACATTGAATTCACTCGAGTAGGTCGCATACCAGGACCTCGCTCTGTACGACCAATAATTACTGGCCCTATCCTAGCTGACGTTGCCGGAACCTGTGAATTGTCAATTTCGTCAATAAAAATTCCCGGGGAAACAAATTTGAATTTTCTTTCTGACATTTTAAAACTTCTCCTTTTAAGCGATTAATAATGAAATATTTCTTAAATAAATAGTAGCTCAGAGTACCAAAACCCAAATTGATTTTTTCAAGAAGTAGTTTTAGCTCCGGTGCTTCCACCTCGTTCTACATATTCTCTTTTTTCGTCTTTTTTGTTCGTAGGGATCTTAGCATCCCATACTATATTCTCCCTGCCAATCTTGACTTCAACAGCGTTTTCTCGAACTTCCACTTGAGGGTATTCTTGGTTGTCATCTCCGTTGACGTAGCCTAGCACCTTAATGTCAAATTTGGTCTGGTAGATTCTCTCCTCTGTGCCCATGTCTGTTACGTTGTTATCCTGAGAGAAGTCTTCTTGAATGAAGGCTTCGTATCTGTGGCCGTTATTTTCTATCATAAAATAATTAATCCCACCAGTTCTTGTAAAAAACGGAGAAACTATTTCATTCATTTGAGTCTGATACTGTGACTTAACATTGATAGTATATGTAATGTCCAAATGAACAGGAAATGGGATACTATAAATCTTATAAACTGTCTTATTGGCTTTCTTTCTCTTTGGTACCACAAAGTCAATCAATCCCTTTTCTCTTTCATGGGGTTGTGGAAAATTTTCATAAGTTGAACTTCTTTTCATGTCCATGTTAACAAAATTTTGCGTTTTGTCGTGATTGATTACTCTTGCAATTTCAAGGCGTCTGCCCCAAGCTGGTGGGAATGGATTGCCATGAAAAATGCCCTTAGCTTGCGCGGACATACCCTTGACAACTGCTGTTCTCTCCAGAGTAATAATTGGCAAGATTAAAGCCCCCGAAGAATCGCGCAATTCCTTGTTATTTTTAACCTGATAAGCTCTCTCTGCTGAAGTCCAGACCACTGGCACCTTATATCGGTCTTTGTTGGTCGTATCACAAAAAATATTCTGTTCCTTTAGCCATTGAGTCATGGCAAAGTCAATATTTTCAATATTAGAGACCTCAAATGGTATTCTACGGGCATTTGTTGGAGATTCTCTAAAATTATTAATATCCAGAGGTTCTGGTGGTCTATAAGCCATTGAATAAACTCTCCCTTGCCTTTATACATTCGGCTGAAATTTCAATTTTATGGTCAGCTTGGCCAAATATTTCTTTAGGCTCGTTTAAGGTTGTAATTTCAAAGTAGTCATTGCCATATAAAATAAAATCACCCTCGCGAACAAACAAATCCTGATCCTCTGTTAATCGTCGTTTGTGAAAATGGACAGTTACAGAGGATCTCCTATCAATTCCATAGTTCGTAGCGGTTGTTTCATGCCCTTTCCAATCAACAATTGCATAAACGCGCACAGGAGGTAGAAAAGTCTTCTTAATGGCTTCTCCATATAAAGAGTGAAATTGTGTATGTTCTAAGCTGATAGCATAATACAAGACTTGTTGGCCAATTACTCTCTCAATGAGTTCATCATTGACTTGTTTAATGAGGTCTCGCTCTTTTTTACCAACAAAAAGAGGGGGAGGAGGCTGGCTAGGTTGTGACCACTTGTTATCTGCCATTTACTTTACCCCACATAAATCCCAGTCGGTACATTTTGTACAACTTTATTGGTATTTTCCACTATTGCAGAATTTGTTTCTGCAAGTTTAGCATATGTTATCTCTTCTAATGTTGTTTTCAACTCTTCTCGAAGCTTTTCTTGCTCTTCTTTGCCTTGCGTCACTAGAGCATCGCCGTTTAATTGTAGCGATTCGTTTGGTATAGGTATACTACTAAACTTACTTCTGACTAAACCTAACATTTCTTTTGCCAAGGCCAAAGCAAATCTCCTGATCCACTGTTTACCTATACTGTTAATCTTTAAATACGGAATATTTTCAAAAGGCAGAGTATTGGCGTTGTTAATGCCCTGTGTGCCTACTTGTTTATTTGCATCATCATCCCAAGCATTTTCTTGGACTGTGAATTTAACCCACATTTTATCTGGAGACCATGAACCTCTAGGTATTGGGAATATTCTCAAATTATTATTTTTAAGCTCATAGGACCAATGCGAAATTCTAGTATAAATTGAATCTTCATAGGCCATGGCCTGAGACTTATTCTGCCATGCAGGAACTAGTTGGAAAGTAGAATCGTCGGCAAATTGACCGTAAGTGGACAAGTTACCAACCACATTTAAACCACCATAATACCCATAAAACCGCCACATTGCATGAGGTGTTTTATAATAAACTTGTTTAATGTATACTTTTTTATCTCCAACTTTATTATAATAATCCAAATCGCTATCATTGTCAGAGCCATTTTTAATAATTGATTGTAAATCGTAGTCCTGCACACTGGAAGTTATAGCGAATGAAGCTGAGTACTCAGTACTTAAACCTCCAACACCGGCTTCTTTTGACATTCCCTCTGACACTCTCCTAGCATACTCAAATTGAAATTTAGGGTACCTCAACGCCACGTTGGAGCCCGATAAAGCATGCCCTGAGACTAACATACCATCCTCATCAAAAGATCCCGTTGCATTCCCCAATACATCGCCTAAAACATTTTTTGCTTGATGTAGGTTAAGGATATAAGAGTATTCTAAACAAGATTCTTCATAAGCGGCATACACTTGGTATTGAGTGAGTTCAATATCTAATACATCTCCACCTAATTTTTTATATGTGTAAGCAACCTGATCTACGGCACCAGAAACAAAAGCCTTAAAAGCCGCCGTTGTTGGTGCTGTCTCGGTGTATATGCCAAAAGGTAAGGGGTTACTGGAAGAATCAACACTGCTGTGTGTTCCAGTAACTGGTAAGACAATAGCACTGGTGGTGCTTGAAGGTGTAAGAGTGGGTTTTGCCATTCATTTAAGTCTCCTCGATATAAATAGTTTCTCGGAGGCTTAAAATTACTCGGCTGATTCGTTTACATCTTCATTTGTCATATTTGTATTATCTGTTTGATCAGCAGTCTGTTGCGTGTTAGCTGTAAAGACCCCTACAGCCTCTGCGACGATGGCAGCCTCTTGAAGTGAAAATGCCCCTTTGCCTTGTGCAACTTGCGCTGCAGAAACCAGGGTTTGAAGTGCTTGAGTGGTATCCATATTTCCTCCTAATGGTTGTTGAAACTCTACATAAATAGTAACATATTTATGAAAAGAATGTCAAGAACAATTATTGTTTTTTTGTGGTTTTCTTTGTAGTCTTCTTTTTAGCAGTTGTCTTTCTAGGCTTCCTGGTGGCTTTCTTTTTAGCAGGTTTTTTAACCTCTGCCACAACAGGTTCTGCTACTGGGACCTCTGCACTAACAGGTGCTGAATTCTCCATAGCAACTTCAACAGGTTCTTGTTCGGCTGGTGTGATAATCTCTTCAAAAAATCCACGAGCCTTGGCAATTGCTGCTCGCACTGTTGCATATTTTTTAGCATATTTCGGACTGCTAAGTCGTCGTTTTCTTTTTCCCATGATAAACCTCTTTTGTGTAAATGGTTAGTATAATTAGTGTTAATAAATAAAAAACCCCACGCTGTGAAAACGTGAGGTTTAATATTTAGATGAGATTAGAGTTGGTTATTTATCAACCGGAAGCAGTAATACCGTCGTTTGCCTGTGACAAGGAATTAGCATACCAATTGCTTCCATCGGTCCAAATATACACGTTATCGCCGGCAACTGCGGTGCCGCTAGTGAATATAATTTTATCGCTAGGTGTGCCAGATTGCGCCCCAACTGCAGCAGCGCTGTCGTTCGCACAAAGATAAATATTGTCATTATCTGCGGAAACAATGTCTACAGCATTACTAGCAGCCGTGATAAGTGTAAAACGAGCCCACCACCCTGCGCCAGCGTCAGCAACGGCCGGAAGCGTGTGATCAACAGCGGCCCCCTGAGTAAATGTGAACTCTGTACCACAATCAGCCACTTGAATTGTTGTGGCAGTTGCTCCGAGTGCTTGGACCTTTCGTCTCTGCGCTGAATATCTTCCTAACTTGCTCATTTTTTAAAAATCTCCTTTATGTAATATAATAAAGGCTCTTCGCCTTATCAAATGTGTTTCATTGTAAATAGTTTACCGAACCCCTTAATTCCTTTAAAAAACAAAAAAAGCCCCGTCACAAAGGACGGGGCTTTCATTAGTTAGCTTCTATTAACTTACGTTAATGATTAGGAAGCTCCAGACTCACCAAGAAGTCCTCGCACGACCACAAGACCGTACATATCAGGACGCACCATCTTCTTAGCGTAACGGGTCATAACTCCCTTACGCGGCACGAAGTCTTCCGTACCAAAGATAGTGGGCGTAACCTGCAGTGGGACATAAGGTGCATATACGTAGCCACTTTCAAGGAAGCTACCACCATTACGACCAACGAGCACAACGTTACGCGGGAAGTACGGATCAACGTACACGTCCCACTTCTTGCTCATGTTACCGACCTTAACGGTACCAACCTGACCCTTGTCAGCATCAGCAGTCACGCTTGCGCGGAAACCACTAGTGAACTCAAGGATATTGGCGATTTCAGGGCTACAAACCAGGAAGTTAGCACCGCCTCGGAGCGTCTTACGATGAACCTGAGCAGACACATCATTAATAGTCTCAGCGAGAGTCTCATACCACTCGGAAACCGTTCCGGTGAAATCCGGAGCAGCTGCAGTAGCACCAAGCTCTGCACCAGTTGTACGATTCACAAAGAGACCAGGGGAGCGCGACCAGTAATACGTACCAGCAGTTGCGCCTTGAACGAGGTCATTGAGGATTTCACGATCAATCTCAAGAGCAATTTGCTCAGAGAGAATGGACGTAAGTTCAACTTCTGCATCAAGGTTATGGTATGCGTTCAGGTCCTGACCAAGCTCAGGAGACCATTTGGCCTTCAGCTTCTTGGTCACAGCCGTCACAGCAACCGAATCGACCTTGATGTCGATCTCGGGGATGAGATCCTTAACGCCACCATCTTCATCACCATCGGCAGCATTGGTCGCGAGTTCCATGGGCCACTGGTGAGCACCCTTAACCCCGCCAACTGCGTCAGCAGCATCGAAGTTATCGGCATATGGGAAGAGAAGTGTAACATCGGCAGCCAACTCACCGTCAGTGCTCGACCCGCCAGTGATATAGAAAGTAATATGTCGGTCCTTGCCGGTAATCGTTCCAACTGTATCACTATGGTAACCCAAGTGAGTAAGTCGACGGAGAACTGTGAGATCTCCCCCACCGTCCGCCAACGATGTAAGATCATCGTCAACAAGCTGGCACATTGGCAGCGCATCTTTGTTAAGAGCGGCCATATTAGCAGCACTAAGATATACCACTGCAGTAAACACCTTATTAGTACTTGTCGAAGCTAAAAGATCTGCGTCGAATCTAAGCTGTCTCTTTTGAGCCTCTGTGAGTGCGCTAATCGCAACCGGAGTACCGGTAAGCGCTGAAGCCCACGTTGCAGAAACGTCAAAACACTCATTGTCATCACCTGCGTCACCGACTGTAGAGCCGGCAGCATCTGCCAGGGCCTGAGAGCCAGTTGGCGAAGCATAGGCGTTAGCAAGGTTATAGAAACCTCCGCCAGTTTCCATGATGTCGGTGACACCACCAGTCAACTGGTTAGCAACCACGCCACCACCATACAGCGACTCACCAGCAGTGAAGCCGTGACGTGCATTGGTATACGTAAAGTCCATGAAGAAGATCAAGCCCGAGGGCAAGCTCATCGGCTGAACCGAAACGAGATCATTAGCAATCAATCCTCCGAAAACTCGTCGGACAATAGGAAATGCCACTGCGGCAAATCCTTCGACATCACCAGATGCCATCGTAGAAGCCTCACGAAGCAGTTCCTTCGCTTGGTTCTCAAGCAGCATAGCCATGCCATTTTTTTGGCGATCATCACCCATACCTTCCAAAAGTCCAGTCTTCTCCCATTTTGCCAACAGGGCAGCACCTTCACTCTGGAGGTTACGGTTAACAATGCCTTCAGTTAATTTTTGTAAAACAGACATAATAAATTTCCTCCTATAAAAATTTAATTATTAATTCCCGCCAAGATTTTCATCCTATCAGAAAATGTATGGGATTTCTTTTCTTGACGTCTAGGCAAAATTGAAGACTTTCTCTCTACGGCTTCACTCAGTGATTTCGGAGCTTTTTTATTTGATTTACTGCCCACTGCGCTTTGAAGTGTTTCAAAAATTGTCTTCGCTTCTTCTACAGTATCCGCATTTGAAATAGACTCAACAATTTTAGACTTTTGTCGCTCATTCAGGGAGACGCTAGTCAAAGTACGGTTTGTGTAGAACAGTCGTGCGTTTGAAAGATTTACTTCGTTTAATTTATCTTTCGCCTGCAATAACATTTGTTTAAATTTCTCATTTTGCTCTGCAAGTTTCTTATTTTCTTCTCTCAACTTGGTTTCATCCAAGGAAAGTTCTTCCAGAGCTTTCTCTTTTTCTTCTAATTCTTCTTCCAATTCACGGGCCTTAGCAATGTCCATATCGGCAGCATGCTCAATCTCTGCAGTTGGAGGATTAAGCCAGCCCGTGGGCTTAGATTGCATATCAACAGTTAGTTCTTCTTTAATTTCTTCTGTCATTTCTTCTAAAATACCAAGAAGGTGATCTTCATCTATGTCCAACTCTTCCGGGAGCATCATGTCTTCCTCTTCTGGGGATGGCATATCTGGCACACCTTCTTCAGCAGCTTCCATCTCAGCGGCCAACTGATTGAAATCAATCTCAATCTCTTCCTCTTCTTCAGGACACGGACATAATTCTTCACCTTCAGCGTGAGCAGGAGCAATTTGTCGTGCTAAATCGTCTTCTGATGCGGGAAGGCCACCCATATCACCCATATCGGCCATAGGTTCTTCTTCCAGTTCATCGAGAGGCTGCTCAAGTAGAGCCTGCACCGCTTCTTTTACTTCCAACTGGTATTTCTCAACAACTGCTTGCTCTGCATTTTTCAAAGCAGCTTCCTTGAGAGCCTCGGCATCGATAATAGCTTGTTCCAACATTGAAGACATTATATACACTCCTTGTAAAATATTTTGTCAAAAATAAATAGTTTTTAATTGGTTTAAATGACTAAATTTATTGTGCTTGGCTGTTGTGGTCGTTAACGATTGTCTCAATTGCTGAATAAATATCATTATATTCTTCTTCTGTGCTCGGATCACCGTCGTCATCGTATTCAGAAAAAGTAAACTCCAGACTCCAACTGCCATAGTTTAATGCTGCCGTATTTGATGCAAGTCGCTCTAGTGTGGCAGTTTTATCAGGTCTTTTAGCTAGAGAATCTCTGACTGCTTTTTTAATTGCTGCTTTTTTGTTCATTATCCTACCTCATTATGCTACTGTAAACTCAAGCGAAACTTGGAAATAACTTGTGGCCGCTGTTGTTCCACCAATCGGCTGGAAACCGATGATCACACAATCTCCTGCCGAGATTGAATTACCACTAGAAATTGCAGTATTTATGGTTTGAAGTGCATAGTCTGTCAATTGTGTCGAACCATCATTGGT